TGATCGCTGAGCTGGAAGATGTACTGGTGGTTCTCAAGAAATAAATTTCTGCGTTTAAATACTTCCAGTTTTCAAACGCTTGCGATATATTCTTGAGCATTCTTCGAGATGAAGAACAGGTTTCACGCCTAGTCGGGGCGTAGCGCAGTCCGGTAGCGCACTAGCATGGGGTGCTAGGGGTCGAGTGTTCGAATCACTCCGTCCCGACCATATTTTTCAATGACTTAGCCCAATCTTCTCAGGTTGGGCTTTTTCATTGGTGGGGAGTTTTTCGGGACTTTATCCCGTTTTCCTCTTCAAGATCGTCAGCACCGGTCCCCGCGAGTCGGTTGCTGATACCATGTTCGCAGCTTCAATCAGATGCCCGAGCTCGGCGCCCGAGTAATGACTGGTGATGCTGCCGTTCTTGTGCCCCAGAAGTGCCTTGCGGTCCTCCTGCGTGACACCTGCCGCCCGAAGGCGACGGCCAAACGTGTGTTTCAAGTCGTGCACCCTGATAGATGCATACCCAGGGTGAGCGGGGCGAAGGTTTTCCTCCTGCCAGAGTTTCGCCGCTCTCACCCGCGCTTTCTTCCATGCCGAGTCGTTCATACGGTGCATCGCGTTGCCGTTGTACGGAAAAACCCAGTCCTTGCTCAGCCCGCGCTGCTTGTCGATGATCGACTTGGCCACGTTGTTGAGCACGACAAGCCGCTCATCACCGTTCTTCACACCTGACCGCTCGTTCCGGCCCCCAAAGTCGGACGGTATCAGGAATACACTGGTGCCCAGTTCGGGCACCGAGATCTCCCAATCCCATCTCAACTTGCAGACTTCCTGCTCCCGTGTGCCGGTGTTCACCTTGAACAGCGCCATTGTTTGCAGGTGGGCCGGCAACTCACCGAAAAGGATCGATTGCTCTTCCCATGTCATGGGGTAAGGCTCGCGTACCTTTTTCTTCAAGTCCAGCTTGGCCAGCATTGGCACAGAATCAAGCCAGGGTCTGCGCTCTTCATCCCGCCACTTCCTTGCGCAAAGCGATAGAACCCGTATCACCCGCTCAATTGAGATGTTGATTGTGCGGGGTGCCACCGGCTTCAACTGCTTCCCGCATGGCAACACCATTCCCTTCAAGCGATCCTTCACGAAAGGCTCAAGCGCCTGGTCATCGATGTGAGTCAATGGCAGGTCCTTGAGGTATGGGTGAAGCTGCTTCAGGTGATGCGCCGTCAACTTGATCGAGGGTTGGTCCTTGCTCTCGATCAGAAACCGTGTCGCCGCTTCCTCCCAGGTTCTGGTGCGGCGTACGCCGTATACCTTCTGCTGTCGAAGCTGCTCCAGCCGGTGAATCAGGTACTGCTCGGCTTCTTGCCGGTCACTAGTGCCAGTGCTTTCTCGAAGTCGCTCGCCTCGGAACACTTTGTCGATTTGCCAGACTCCACCTTTCTGATATAGACCTGAGATCGCTTTTCTCGCCATGGGTTACCTCCTTTGGTTTCACCCTGGCGCTCGCTGCGAGGGCGATTGTTGTCCTGTTTGGCTGCCTTTTCAATCGACTTGCTTTCGATATAGGCGTCGGCCCACTCGTCTAGCTCGATACGATCGAAGGCGACACCCTGCTTCCCGATGGGGAACTCGCGAACGTTGGGCCGGACCGTTTTGTTGAATTCGTCGCGGCACATGCCGAGATAGCCGGGGGCATCCATGAATCGGATGAACCTCGGAGGGATGCTGCTGGCCTTGGCCGCAGTAGCGTTTGCCATGGGAAATGCTCCATGCCGCGCGTGGCAGCAGAAGTTGGTGATGGGAATCAGATGAGGGGTCTGAGGGAGGTTGAGAGGCTGAGCTATTGTTTATTCGTTCGCCTCGCCAGTTGCGTACACGCTTTCTCCCCTGAAGTGCCTGGCGGGGTGGACCCCCCCCATAGCCGCGGTCTTTTTTAGCAGTGCATGTACCCGTTCTCGTCACGCACTACATCAACTTTTCTTCAGGTATTACTTCGTCCTTGCCGCAATAGTGGCTGAAAGTTGTACAGAAAATTTGAATTCGTACAGCTGTTGAGACCAGCTGTCCGATACTGTTTCGGCACTGTTGCACTTCGTTCGAATGAGTCTAGTTTTGAACTCTGTAGACCCTCACAAGGAACGGGCAGGAGGGATTTATGAGACATCGAGGCAATGTTTTTTGGGAGTGGGCAGACCCTGAGCTCCACACCAGAACACACGATGAAACTCTCAATGATGGGACTTACATTGATGTGCAAGTCAGGCTTTCGAGTGCCGGAACGACTCAGATGTTTATCGGGATTTATGCTCCCGATGGTATGGCGCTGCATGAAGAGGCTGATGATTCACACCCAAGAGAATCAATGACAAGAGTTCTGGCCTGGGGTGTCGGTCGAGCTCGTCAGTTGGCTACTTCCGGAGGTGCGAGTTCTCGCCGAGCGGCTTCCTCCAATAGCGCCTGACTTAGAAGTGGGAGGGAGTCCGGGGCATGCCTGGGCGGTGAAGTTTTTTAAAATTTTTTATGTGTAGAGAGTATTGCGTATGACCGAGGATCGAGTTGCTGCGCTTGAAACTGCACTGAGATACGTCATTGGGACGGCGAGACTTCAGGGTATGGATGTTAATGAGTTATGTCGGATGACGATCGAGGTAATTAAGGGAGACGAATCATTGAAGTGGAGCAGGGCAGGGTTGTTGAAAGAAGCGATCAATGAAATTGAAAATGCCCAAGAGAACTTCCCTTCATTCCGCAGGAATCAGCGAAATAGGTGAGGGTGGGTTATGCGGCAGCCACCAGCGCCTCGATGATTCGCTGTCCCGCCAGCGGCGGTACCGCATTGCCAGCCATATGCATGGTCAGGCGGTGGTTGACCGGGCGTAGGGTGTCCGCCGGGAAGGATTGCGCGGCCAGGGCCTCGCCGGCGCTGAGCATCCGTATGCGGTCACCGTCGACCAATGCCCAGCGATCCAGGGTGGTAATGGTGCCGATTGGCCGTTTGATGTCGCGCCCGGTCAGGCCAGAGCCTTTGCCGTAATAGGGCATGATGAATCGCTCGCCGAAGCGTTCGCGGCCATTGCGCACCCGCTCTAGGGTGGCGTGGGCTCGCCCCGGCTTTTCGATCGGTGACCAGCGGCCGGCATCGAAGTCGAGGAAGCTGGCGGCCGGTACATGCTGACGCCGGTGCAGCTCTAGCATCAGCGGTGCCTTGCTCCGAGTCAGGACTAAGAACAGTCGCACTCGATGCTGCGGAACCCCTAAGTCAGCGCAATCCACTACATGTGGTGCGACCTGATAGCCTAGCGCTTGCACTGCTGCGACCCAGGCCGGGTAAAGCGCCCAGTCGGTGAATTCCTCGACGTTCTCTACCAGCCCAGCTTCAGGTCGGTGAAACTCCAGCGCCGAAACCACAGCCCAAGCTGTCGAGCGTGATGAGTCGTGTTGTGGGTTTCCAGACTTCTTTCCGCGGGCTTTCGAATGTCCCTGGCAGCATGGCGAGGCCAGCAGCAGGTCATGCGCCGGAACCTTCTCCCATTGCGCCTGGTGCAGATCTTGGCAGACGTGTTGTGTGTGGGGGTGGTTGGCGCTGTGCCACTCAACCGCAACCGGCCAGTGATTAGCGGCCCAAAGAACGTCGATGCCGGCATTGCGGGCACCGGTTGACCATCCGCCGAGACCGGCGAACAAATCAATTGCTGTTGTCATTGATAGTCCCGCCAGCCTCTTTGGGCTGGAGCAATGGGGTGATGTGGGGTAATTTGCCGAGTGGCCCGAATAAAACCCAGCGGGCAATGGGAGGATCAATGCAGATAAATGACGACAAATCGGTTGAGTTCGAGGTAGGTGACTGCGTGTGCGATACAACGACAGGCGAAGAGCGTTGTGGCGTTATAGAAGAGATCGATGACTCGATGGTACGGGTATCTTGCAACGAGCATCACGGGAAAGAGTGGTGGGTAGATGAGTCTAGGTGCTACCCAGGGTAATTAAAAACTTTCGTGTCCCGTCTCAATCGCCGCAGAAGCAGTCGATGTCTTCGGCCAGGTAGTCGAAATCGAAATCCGCCTGCCTGGCACGTTGGTCTGCTGACCAGGCCAGCGACTTGTAATTGGGACGGTCCTGGCGGAATACCTGGCCGAACCGTTCTTCGATTCCGGACCACCAGATCACCCTGGACGGGTCTTCATAAATGGTCCTGATCAGCTTGGCCTCGTTCTTTTTCCAGCACAGATCGCAGTTGCCGAAGTCGGAATCCATTCCCAGATCGAAGGGCTGGGCTGCCCAGAACGCACTGACGTCCTCCTTGGTGATGCTGGCTGTGTACGAGGGGCAGACATTATCCCAGCGTGTGCCGCCGCGGTCGTTGGCGGCCATCATGCGGTGGTAGCGCTTCGGCTCGTCGTAGCGGATACCGACGACGCAATCCCATTCGGCGTAGCCCAGGGCGCGCATGTGCTTCTCGCCGATCTTAACCTTCAAGTACGCGGTGCACATATTGTTCGAGAAGTTCGGCAACACCGGTGGCAGATTCTTTTCTGCCTCCCGGTACGCGGCGTAATACTCGAGCATCATCGTGAAAGGCTCGCCGTTGCGGCTGGCTGTCTCGAAATCCACTAACCGGTACCACGGAGCATCATCTGGCTGGCCGTACAAGCGGCACCATTCCATCCAAACGATTTTCACGTTCCAGCGCCTGGTTATTTGGTCGATGAAGACCAGCGTTTCCTCGCGCTCCTTGCCAGTGTTCTGAAAGAACAGGTGCACGTCCGGCGGCAGCACTCCGCCGTGGGCTTCAAGGATCTTGTAGACCATGTGCCCGCTGGTACGACCACCACTGATGCCGATCTGGGCCGGGCCGGTGATAAGGTAGGGATTCATAATTGCTCCAGACAGCCGATTGCCTCGCCGGCTGGCGTGAATCGTTGAAGTGGGCTATTGGTTGAGGATCCGGAATCAGTCCGGATCAAAGAGGGTAAAGCGATGGCTATCGATAGGCCGCCCGGGTTCTTTCATTCGCACTCCAGCGGAAAGCAGGCACTCGTACGCTTCAAGTGGGGCGACGATAACGATCCTGTGCCCGTTGGCGTGCGGGTGGTGGCACAACTAGATCCGAGAGGCGAGTGCTTGATTGGTGAATCAGACGGCCCATTCAAGAGCATTTGCGATGCCAGAATGTGCGGGATGGAACTCGCTAACAATTGGTATGACCGAGGCAATGGCTGACCTCCTGAGCATGGCGTGATTCGTTGAAGTGGGGTATTAGAGAGACTGTTGCTTTTACAGACGAGGGCGTGATGAAAGCGGGCGCAGATATAAATGATTGCCATTTCTGCACATTTAATATGCAGTTTTCTGGTGAGATGGAAACTGCTGTTAATGTGACAAACTCAACTAATCTTTTTCTCCCCAGTTTTCACGCTGACATAAAACATCCGAACGCCACAGACGTTGTTCGCTCACAGAAAATCGGGAGGAACGAGTCGTGTCCTTGCGGATCTGGAATTAAATACAAAAAATGCCATGGAGCAACTCAGATGACTACAGGTATTCGCTCAAAAAACAGCGAGCTTAAAATTGGAACGGCCAATATTGTGGCTGATGTCGGTGTCGATCTGGTCGACAGTAAAGCAAGTATTGAGGTTTATAATTTCTATTCGACTCAAACCCCCGCTCTTGCTGAAATTCTTAAAAATCTTCCCGCACAACCGCCGGTTGAGCTAGTGAAGGAAGCCCTCGCACAGCTTAAGGCAGGTGCGTCAGCCGAGGATCTTGAAAGCTCAAAGTTGAAAAAATGGTTTAAAGACCAAGGTATAAACATGGCGTTCTGGGCCAACTTTGCGGTTTCTCTAGCATCTATTGGGTTATCTGTGCACGGTTGAAGCACACTTCAACGCCCGTCTTGGCGAAGTCTTCCAGCTGTCGCGACCACTTTTCTTTAACGATAATTTCCGGTCGTGACATGCTCGCGAATCGCTCAGACTCCTCGGCCGGTGCCGCAGCCAGATTCAGGATCAGTGTCGACACCGTCTCCTGCCACTCTTCGAAGTCGTGGCGCTCGCCCAAGATCTGAAGCGCATCATCAAGCGCTTTCGAAACAATCAGCGTGCGCTTCTCGGCGCCGATCCGGTCCAGCAGGGCTTTCTCCTTGGCGCGCTTGTCCCGCTGAATTTCCGCGTTGCTCTTGGCCATGGCCTGCCTCTTCAATTCCGTGGGCTGGCAGATCCAGCCAAGTCTGTCGTCGGCGCTGGTGCGCCCGGTTGATCATTCGTTTCATGTTGGCGATGCGAACTTGAATCCGTTCTCTCTGGCGATAAGCTCGATGCGCTTTTGCCGGATGCGGGTTTGCGTTGCTGCTGCGCTTGAGGTGATGCCCGTCTCTGCCAAGGCCTTGAGCATAGGTGCGAGCTTGTCGCGCTCTTTGCGCAGGCGTTCGCTGTGGCCGCTGGCGCCGGAAAGGTTGACCTCGCCGCTGACGCCAGCTTCGACTTCCTGCACTGTACGGCCGGTGCCGAAGAACTGATCCAGCTGCTGGTTCAGGTTTGCGATGATCGAGTCTCGCGGGTTGGGCATAGGTACGCCGATCACTGCGCACCTCCGGCGAGGCGGTTGGCCTTTTCCTCGAACTGGATGGCGCAGTCGACAGCGGCGGCGTGCTCGAAGCGAAAGCCCAGGGTCTTGCCAGTGACCAGATCGACGATGTGGTAAGCCTTCGGCCCGACAGTCTTCACCTGGAAGCGCACTGCCTTTTCGGGTTTTGGCAAGTTGGCGAGCCGGGCGAAGTCTTCACGAGCGGCCTGGGTGCGAATCAACAGAACGCTAAGGACATCACGCTTCTGTTGGATCAATGGGTGCATTTGCATGGCTGATCCCTCGGTGTGGGGTTGCGTGTATTCGTCAGCACTCGGGTCTCCTGCTGGTTGCCGTTGGGCGCAGGGGAGAGTGCTGGCGGATAAAGGCGGGGCAAAGGAAAAGCCCGTTGGACGTTCGGGCCTTTCACAGATGTAGTGATTTTTGGGCTGTTCGGTTACATGGCTGCCAATCCTCCCTGCTGATCTGAACTGCCGAGCATTCCTCGGTAGTTGGTTGATGCAGAAGGCCGGAGCCAATCCCGGCATAGCTGGGGTTCTCCATCTAACCCAGCGACGGATCAGAGCCCAAGTTTGGCGACTTGATTCTTCTGCGGTGATGCAGGTGGGCGGTTATAGGCCGCAGTTTCGTCCGCATCCCAAAGCCCGCTCCAAGAACGGGCTTCAGTGATGCTTTCCCCCGTGACCCGCTCCTGTTTGCCAGGTCGTCTGTCAGCTCGGTCTCCATTTCGTCCGCCATCTCAGCGAGCCGCAAGACGGCTGCTACCATCAGATAAAAACACCGGGTTCTTTTCATGAACACATGCAGTCATGATTTGATGCGCAAGCTGATAACCTCTTTGATAAAGGCGCGCAGGGATAGAGAGTGGCCGGAGGCAGCTTGTGAGATTTGCCATTCAACATTCCGATACCACTACAGCTGGACGCCTGTGCCAAATATATGCAGACGCTGTCGAACAGAACGGATGTCGCCGTATAAGGCAGGTGAAGGCGATGCTCTTTATCTTGACGATCAAGTGTTTAAGGGCGGCTTTCTAGGCGACGATTGCCGTTGACAGCCCAGGCCCGCTACTGGCGACGGCGTGGGTTTGTTTCATCAGCGGTGGCCTTGAACTTTGGGGCGGCCTACCGGTTGCCCGGATGGTGCGCGGTGACACCGTCGGCACAGATGTCCGCTGCCTGCCAGGGTGTTGGGCGCAGCCTCCAGGCTTACTGCGCCACGCGGGTGAATCCCTTAATGCTGCATTGGTGCAAACCCTCCGTGCTTGAGATGGAAAAACTATTCCGGTTAGGTGCAATTTGTTTCCGGTCCTACTGGATGCAGGGGGCCCCATTGCGCAATGCAGAATCATCCGCATCCGGCAGGTATCGTCAGGCTGGCGTCGGGCTGATTGGTCTTACCCGTGAGTGATGGATAGATCACTGATCACGCAAATCGAAGCGTCCTCAGGATCGGTGGTGTCGGAGTAATCGATCTGGTTGTACACGCCGCCGTGGAAGGCGAGAGTCTTCGTGTCCCAGGTGTTGTCGAGGCGCATGATTTCGGACGTAGATTTGACGCCGTTACAGCTCGCCGATACGGAAATGGCACCGCTGGAGTTGGCGTGAATGTTGATTTTGAAAAGCGCACCGAGCGGTACGTTTTCGAGCACCGTCGAGTTCACGGGATCGTCTTGCAGGTAGCTCGATCGAAACCCCATGATGATTTTTCCCTTGTTCCAGAACACCTTCACAGGCGGTCGTTCTGAGTCCTTCACATGAATTTGAGCGATCACCACCTTCTGCAGCGAGTTGACCTTCGTTACTCGCATCTCTTGTCGGCTCCAGTGATCTTCGGCGCTGGAGAACAACCAGTAACCTGGCTCCTTCCATTCGCAACGAGTTCGCTTCGTGCTCTTACTCGAAGCTCCGAGTGTCGGCGCCGTCATCTGCAGGGAGCCATCGGGAAGCATCGAGATAACTTCCGGACACTCGAGTAGCGCACGCCAACCGATCAGTTCCAGCGCGATCGGGTTGGTCTCGGAAATTGGAAGCGGGGTGGCGATGGTGTAGTTGCTGATGTCTACAGTCATGGGTCGATTCCCTAATTCATTTGATGTCGCCTTGCTCTGTTGAGCCTTTCGTTTAATGCAGGCCTGCATCCCGCTGCCCACTCAGTGAATGGGCAGAAGTGATGCTGTCCGTCCTATTACCGCCGGAGGGGCGGGGCGCATTGCTTGCCGGGTCATTCACACGGTTAAGGCGTTTCACCATCGAGCAGCCGTCCAGGTTGTTCCTGTCGTTGGCAGGCTTTCGTGCCTGTCTGCTCGCCGGTCGCCGGTAGAGGCAATGCGGTCTGTTGTTTGTTGCGCTGACTGTTAAAGAGCGGCGGGTCTGTTGAGGCCCTTCGCAGCGTTTGTCGCTGCGATGAACAAACAATACCGCCGGTATTGTTTGTGGTCAATACCTCCGGTCATGTATTTTCCGTGAGCGTAAAAAAGCCCGCACAAGGCGGGCAAAGAGGAGTTCGATGTTCAGTCTTCTTTTGGAATTGTCCAGAAGAGCTGGATCAGTCCGTCGTCTCTATGCGCGATGGTGACGTTGTCGTTCTCCGAAATCTCATCAAGGATGCGGTCCCAGTCAGCAGGGTCTTCATTCGCTGATCGTTCCAGCAGTACGGATTTTGATGTCTGTGCCTTGGGCGTATTGACTGCGCGCTGCACGCGCATACCAAGAAGCTCGTAGGAAGTCGGTACTTTGGGCGCCTGGGGGTTCTGCTTTGCCATGTAATCCTCCTTGGGTAAACTGTATGTATGTACAGTATTTTATCCAGTGAAGATCCGCAATATGGCAAGTAGCACATTTGTACTCCTCGATGGCGCAGGCATGAAAAAGCCCGCACGGGGCGGGCTGCTTTTTCTCACACGGGGCGCTGATCCATCAGCTTACCTGAGTGTAGGTCAGCACCTGAGAGGATCAAGAAAGAGCAGGCGAAAAAAAGCCCGCTAAGGGGGAGCGGGCTGTAGTAAGTCATGGGACAGAAATGATCGTAGATCAACTCGCGCGTCTCGCCAAGAGGTCATAAACGGAAAAGCCCGCACGAGGCGGGCTTTCTGTAGACGGGGCCAAATCCCTTTGGCAGATCGCAGTATGCTGGTTGCATGTGACGATGGGGCGACAGACTGATTGATAAGGAAGTCAGGCGTAGTGCCGGACGACACAGTCACTCAATCGTGCTTATGTTTTTTGTGCCCGTATTTGTGCCCATGCTGCTTGCCGTGCGATTGATGATTATCACCATCATCGGCCATGTTGTTTCCGAGGGCCCCGCCTGCCGCACCACCAAGGCCTGCACCAATGGTTGACCCGGTAGTTCCGCCTACGCTGTGGCCAATGATTGAGCCGCCAGCCGCACCAAGCCCTCCACCTAGTGCTGCTTCATTTCTTTTGCCTTTTTCAGCCGTTATAGCCCCGCCAGCGGCGCCGCCGACACCCGCCCCAATCGCGGCCCCTGTGCTACCGCCCATTTGCTGTCCAATAACATTACCCAGCGCACCACCGATGCCGCCACCGACTGCGGCAGTGCCATCGCCAGCGGCCATAGCGGGCTGAGTAACGACAAAACCTAAAAGCAATGTAGGCAGTATGAAACGCATATTTTCAACCTCAAAAAATGACGCAATGGCGTGAAGTATTACATATTGAAAAAAAACAAAAAGCCCGGCGCTGGGCCGGGCTTTTGTGGAAGAGCTTTATCCGCACAGGTGTGGCCCTTCTACCTACTCTCTCTGGAAGTTCATTTTCAGTTGAGCTGCTGCCTTGCGGTGCTCCAAAACCTTTAGAACCGTGTACTCGGTTTTGAATGCCTCGCCAGATACTGACTGAACTCTTCGCACTCGAGCTTTCAAGATGTCACCCTTGGTGAAGCTTGCTGCGCTTGCGGCCACCTGGGCGGAGAACGTCTCGTCTAGCATGTCTGCATAAAAAACGCTTGCCCCGTCATTGAACCGCCATTTATTGCCGTCCTGGAAGGAGATACTGACGATCTGGAGGTTCACCTCGAACTCATTGTCAGCCAATAGTTCTGACTCTGGTTCTGGGGTTTTAAAGTAGGGGCGCTCAACACGTGTTATCTCAATAAACCGCTCGGTCTGCTTCAAATTTGTCACGGCAAACGTGTCGATACCCTCACTTTCAAGGGGCTTAAGTACACCCTCAAGCGCCTGGCGAACTCGAAACTGACGGTAGAGCTTGAGGATCTTCTCTTCTGTCTCAATGGCGCCGTCATCCATAACAATACGCACCTTGCCGTTATCAAGGAGCACTACTTGGTTGATTCGTCGGCCACGAATTTTCTTGATCAGCAGAAGCAGGCCGCCGACGCCAGCAGCAAGGTTCCCTACGTTGTCCTGAATGAGCCCAAGCCACTCTAGAAGCTCTTTTGCACTGGACACCGAGTCACTAGAGAACAGGCTGTGAGCCTGCTGAAGAAAGGACTGCACGACCTCAAGCTCTATGCCAAAGCAGCCAGTTTTAAAGGTAGCCTTGACCTGAACCGATACTTGAGCCCGACCATCATTGATAACGGAGTTTGCCTCCTCCAGAAGGGTGCCCAACGATAAAAGAGCGGGTGCAAGCTCTCTCACGTCCATCTCGCTGTTCGCGAGGGCCGGGCCATCATAAAGTACGTTGAAGGATGCTTTGCTCATGTCGTCCATTGTTGCTTCCCTGCCTGATTCTGTCTATTGAAGCCTATTACTGCTTGTCCGGAACTGACTTTCGGTACAAATCCACGTTCTAGCACCCTCACTCAGCCTTCCCCCGCACAAACTTTCCCGCCTTCACCTATCCCGCCCGCCGATCAGGCGGCAACGCCTGCTTCTTGATCAGCAGCCGCTCAGCTTTTTCATACTGCTGCTGCGTCATCGGCATGTTGCCCTGCGGTAGGAGGGGAGGCTCTACCTTTTGAGCGCTGCAGCCAGCAAGCAAGGCCAGCGCAAAAAACGTCATCATGTTTGTCATGCCTATCCTTGGTAGCAATGAAAAACCGTGTCTTGCCAATCCCTGCAACGACTACTCAGGCTTGGCTCGAGTTATTCGCCCATCCCTGACTTCATCCGCCAGAGCCGCCAGTCGATCCGCATCCTCGTACAGCTTCGCCATCAGCTTCAGCGCGGGAACAATCTCGGTGTCCGTGCAGCCCTTGGTGATATCGAGCACCTCGGTCGCCGCCTGTTCCAGACTACGTGCCAGCTCTTTGAGTTCGCGCCTCAGGTCTTGGGTTGGCTTGTTGAGCCCCATGTAAACCTCCCGCACATGTGCGCCGCGTCAGATCACTCAACCTTCCCACGTACGATCCTTCCTACTCTCACCTCTTCCGCATACTCCATCAGACGATCCACATGCACATGCAGCTTCCCGATCTTCTCCATGGCCGCCAGAAACTCTGGCTCGGCATAGTTTTTCGATTCACGAAAGAGGTCGTGCGCTGCGTCTTCGAGAGCGGAGGCGGCGGCTTTCAGGTCGCGGCGCAGCTCTTGGTTGGGTTTGGTGAGAGGCATCCGTATTCCGTGATATCAAACAGGGCTGACCATGATGATCGCGCCATCCATCACTTGCTTGGCAAAGGCTCGCAGAACATCCACATGGTCGTGAATCCTGCTGATCCTTTCCATAGCCGCCAGAAACTCAGGCTCGTCGTAAGACTTGGCTTTTCTAAATAAGTCCTGGACTGCAGCCTCAATCTCATCGGCAGCAGCTTCCAGGGTTCGATGTAATTCTTGGTTTGGTTTCGTGAGGCTCAAAGGTCACCACCTCGCCAAATCACCCGTCCGATGATTCGGTGCTCATTGATCTCGCTTCGTGAAAGCATGAGATCAGGGTATTCATCCTTGTCTTCGTTATCGCTTCGGATGATCCAGCCACCAAGTGCAGTCTGAACCAGGCGCTTCACGATCGCGCCTTTATCGGCGCTTGCCAAAACAAAGACATGGCCATTCGCAGGCTCAATCCGAGATGCGTCAACGAGCAGCACATCATGGTCGTTTATCGTCGGCCACATGCTTTCGCCATCGGCATAAATGACCATCAGATTCTTCGGGTTCACGCCCTTGATACGCAGCCACTCGCGCTTGAAGGCGAGGGTCGCGTGTGATTCAACGTGAGGGTTCTCATGTCCAAAGCCAGCGGCTGCTTTTGCAGTGTACTGAGGGATGTGTGCGTATTTGTCTTCGGCTGCTTCAGCGTCAGCGCCTTCAGGGAATGGCGTGTTTGCTGATGGGGTATCCCTTGACGCATACGACTTTGCTGAATCAGCCGGCGCAAGGGCCGAACTCAACTGCCCAAGTTGCTCAGCGAGACGAGGACTGAATTCCGATACAGGAACCTCAAGCATTTTCGCAAACACGGCAGCGGCTTTGAGGCTCAGCGCTGTTCTCCGGTTCATGAAGTGACTGACGGCACCCTGAGTCACGCCATCCCCCAATTCCGCTGCCAGCTTCTCCTGGGTCAATTTCAGGGCAGCACGCTTTTTCTGAAATATCTCTTTCAGGCGGTCGCTATCTTCCAGTTGCCAATCGGCAAGTGGCAGTCGTCTCGAGTCTTTAGTCATCCACAAATCATATTACCTGCGGTATTCGTGCAACCAATATCGGCGGTATTGACTATAAACAATACCGGCGGTCATAATTGAGGCGAGTAATTACATTGAGGACGACGCCATGCGCCGTATCCCGCTTTCTGAATTCGCAAAACAGCATGGCCATACGAAGGCTGCGCAAATGCTTGGCTGCACCCAAGGAGCTTTGAGTAAGGCCATCCGCGTGGGTCGCGATGTGATCGTGACGTGCAACGAGGATGGATCGCTATCAGCGCTTGAGCAGCGCCCCTTTCCCTCACAAAAGACTGCCGCCTAACCGCGCTTCGAACTGAGCGGGATCGTCGCCTCTTCGAAGCCGCGCAATGCCTCTTGGCTCAACTGATCACGCAACAGACCGGCCTTCGATTCAAACGCAGGCCAACGCCTGTGCTGAGAAGACAAGGGCAGGGAGGATGCCAAGGCAGCTACGAAGCAACAAAGGGCCGTTATCTCGCCTTGCAGTTCGGAAGAGTCGGTCATGGATGCGTCCTTGATCAGTCGATGAACGAATGATCGCCGGGTTGGCATTGAGCCACCACGGAAACTGTTACGAGGTTTTACGGATGGAAGACTTTCTGAGGGCATGCCAGAGCGCCGTTCTGGACAACGAGGCGAAACCGTTGGCGGCAAAGATGGGCGTTCCTCACGTGAGCCTGCTGCAGCGCGCCAATCCCGACAACGATGCCCATCACCTGACGATTGAGCACCTCTTCGGGATCTTGCTGCACACCGGTGATATGCGCCCGCTCGCCGCCCTGGCTGATCAGTTCGGTTTCGACCTGGTTGCTCGCGAGAAGCCAGCGGCCAAGCCATTGATGCTGGCCCTCGGAAACCTTTCCGCCGAGTGCGGTGACGTTGGGCGTTTGATCTTCGACGCAGCAGCGGACAACCACATCAGTCAGCACGAGAAAGCCCAGGGCGAGAAAGCAATTCTTGAAGCGATCGAGGCTCTGCAGATCCTGCGCGAATCGCTCAAGGCTGCCTGAATTTCAGGCACAAAAAAGCCGGTGGCTAGACCGGCTTCTTCAAAACGCAAAACACTTGAGGGGCCATTATGAACATCAACACCGCTCCAAGCAATACCCGCCACGTCGCGACACTTTTCGATCAATCACAAAACGTGTCGCGACACACGATGTCGTCTCGCGAGATTGCCGAACTGACGGGCAGCACTCATGACAACGTGCTGAAATCCATCCGCGCTTACGTTGCCAAGGGTGTCGTTTCTTCAAACGACACCCCCTACGTTCACCCGCAGAACGGTCAGGTCTACCGTGAATTCCTGCTTTCCCGGCGCGACACCCTGGTGGTGGTCTCAGGCTACAGCGTCGAGTTGCGCGCCCGGATCATTGATCGGTGGCAGGAGCTGGAGGCGAGGGCGGATCAGTTCCAGATTCCGGCTACCTACGCCGAGGCGCTGCAAGCGGCTGCTGATCAGGCGAAGGAGAACCAATCTCTTCGTTTGGTGATCTTGGACCAGGCGCCGAAGGTAGCTGCCATCAAGCGTCTGGCGTCCGCCGCCGGCGCGATCTGCATCAGTGATGCCGCCAAACAACTTCAGGTGCCACCGTCCAAGCTTTTTCAGTGGCTTGAGAAGAATCGCTGGATCTTCCACCGCGGCGGCTCCAAGCGCTGGACCGCCTACCAACCCCGCATCACCTCCGGCTATCTGGTCCACAAGGTCACCGCGCTGAAGAGCGATCCGGAGACCGGTGAGGATCGTGCGGCCTTTCAACCTCTCGTAACACCAAAAGGCCTGGCCTATCTGGCTGAAAAGAATATCGGAGCCTCGCTGTGAGTGTTCAAGCAATGTCCTGGGCGCTCTCTTTGCCCACTGAAACCCTGAAAGACTCAAGCGCGCGTCACGTGTTGCTGTGCCTGGCCAACTACGCCGGTTCCAACGGTGCTGGCGCCTTTCCATCTGCCTCGACTCTGGCTCAGGACACCGGACTCTCTGAGCGCACCGTGCGCTACAAGCTGGACGACTTGGAGAAGGTTGGACTGATCCAGAAGGGCAACCAAGCGATTGCCGCCGTGCATATCGATCGTCATGACCGCCGCCCAGTCGTTTACGACCTTCAACTATCGCGGGGTGCAAATCCTGCACCCCGTGCAAAACGGGGTGCAGATGACGCAACGGGGTGCAACTCACAACAGAACGGGGTGCAGCCTGAGACAGAACGGGGTGCAGCGGCTGCACCCAATCCATCACTTAACCATCAGGTAACCGAAGAGCAGCTGCAGCGCGAGTTGACCGATGAGATTTCTCGACAGGACCAGGCCGCCGTCGATGCGCCGGATGATCGCCAACGCTTCGCCATGTTCGCTGCCTGGGAGCCGAATACCAAGTCCCTGTCCGACCAGATCGCGATTGCTGGCTTGCCTGCTGACGCAGTGCCTGACGCAGCTGTCCGTGCGTTCAAGGGTTTCTTCGTGACCAAGTCCACCACCGTCGACTCGGCTGCTGGCTGGTGCTTCCGGTTGGTGCAGTGGGTGAAGCGCGAACGCGTCAAGGCGTCGGGGCAGGGTAAGGCGCCTGATTTCGATAGCACCAGCTGGGCCGACGACCTTGGAGGTTTGTGATGAACGCACCCGCGAAAAAGCCGACCGTTAAAAGCGCCACCATGCTCCTACAAACCATGGGCAATCTGCCGCCGGTTATTCCGTCGGTGCCGACTCAGCTCGCCCCGGGTACCGCCGAAGTCGTCAACGCTCTGTTCAAGGAGCTCAAGGCCATCTTTCCGGCTTGGCGTCAGGCGTGGCCAGACGACGAAACCCTGGACGCGGCGAAGCGTAGCTGGATCAAAGCGTTCCTCGCCGAGGGTATCAACCAGATCGAGCAGATCCGGTACGGCATCCAGAATTGCCGAAACCTCGGCGGCGACTTCGCGCCCAGCGTCGGGAAGTTCATCAAGTGGTGCCAGCCCACCCCTGAAATGCTGGGTATCCCTTCGCACGACAAGGCCTTCCGCGAGGCCCTGGATAATTCGCACCCGAGCCGATTTGGCGAGCGCACCTGGTCTCATCCGGCCGTACGGCACGCAGCGCTCCAATGTGAGATCCACAACCTCTGCGACCAGATTCCCGAGAAAGCCAGCAAGGTATTCGATCGGGCTTACGACATCACGATTCGCAGGTTGGTGAAAGGGCTTCCGCTGGAAGAGATCGCCGTTGGTATCGGCCATGATGGTAGCAAGTCCCAAGTCGAGTGGGCCTCCGAGCTGACCGAACGAGTTGCGCAGGCCCAGGTGTCGCGGATGGGTATTCCCACTGATGGGCAGTCCGCCCGGGAGCAGCTGCTGCGCCGCTTTGGTTTGACGCCTTCGCCGCGTGCCGTGGGAGGTGATCATCATGCCTAACCCGTATCTCGCTCCCACTGACCCAGCCGAGTACCGCTTTGCCGTGCACAGCTGCGGCTACAAATGGGACCTGGGCTACCAGCCAGACCGCGCTGTCGCTTTGTTTGCTGACTCGGCTGCAGCTCTGCGGTTCGGCCAGTCGATGTGGCCGTCCACCTGCGAAGTCATCGATATCACCACGGGGGAGCGGGTATGCGCGTGACCTCGAAGAAACTCCGCGCTTCGGCCAATGGCCAGGACTGCACCGTCCGCCTGCCAGGCATCTGCAACTACAACCCAGCCACCACCGTGCTCGCGCATTTGCCGTGTGGGCAGAAGGGCATGGGCATGAAGGGCTTCGACACCGTGGCGGTATACGCCTGCAGCGCCTGCCATGACGTCATCGATGGCCGCGCCGCCGGCGACATTGATTGGTACGACATGCCGCGCGCGATCGCCGAAACACATGAGGCCCTGATCCGGGCCGGAATACTCACCGTGAAGGGGGCTGCATGATCGACCCAATGACTTTGCTCGTTCTGTTAATCCTCGCCAATTGTGCGCTCTACGAGGTGTGCCGCCGCCTGAGCGACCGGTACCGTAAAGTGCGGGGCGACCGTAAATGAAGCTGGCGGCCATGAAGCTGTTCAAGACCCCGACCACCCGCGCCAAACCAGTAGACCGTGAGGGGCTGGAGCAGGCGGCGTTGATGGCTGAGCTTCGTGCTCGGATGCCCGAAGTCGCTGACCTGATCTTTCATGTTCCGAACGGCGGGCATCGCGTCAAAGCCGTCGCGGCGAAGTTGAAGGCCCAAGGCGTGAAAGCCGGCATCCCTGATCTGGTCCTGCCAATGGCCCGTGGTGGATTCTTCGGCCTGTACATCGAATTCAAGGCCACGCCGCCGAACGATGCCGCAATCTCTGAGAGCCAGCACGAACGCATTCGCAAACTCAACGCCCAGGGTTATCTCGCGGTGGTGTGCCGTGGCCACTTCGACACGATGGAGCAGATCCGCGCCTACCTGCGGCTCGCTCCTACAGTGGTGGCTGCATGACTTTGACTGTGGCCTTCTCTGATGCCGAGCTTCGGCGCCGTGCTGAAGACCCGGCTGCCGTGTTGATGCGTGACCCGCGACACCCGGGGCTGTACTTCCGCTTCACTGAGGCTCGCCCGCGCGGGACCTGGAGCTTGGTAGTGCGCAAGAAGTGGAATCGGATCGGCGCTTATCCTGACCTGTCGGCGAAGGCAGTGCTGGCCGCGCTGCCGGACCTGCGCATGCGTCTGAGCGCCGACCCTGAAGCGGGCGCTGCCGTATCGCCTTGGGCGACGCTGGGCGAGCTGCTGACCTGGTACGCCGACCGGATGAGCCGCGACCGTAACCTCTCCGACAAACGCAAAGCCACGGGTAAGTCAGCAATTGCCTGCCACCTGATCCCTCGCGTGGGTGAGCTGGCGCTGGCCGATGTCCGTCACGGCACCCTCGATACCCAACTGATGTGGCCCCTGCAGGAGACCTTGTCGCTGGAGTTTGTCCGGCTGATCTTCGGTCTGCTGGTGGTCGCCTGCCGTCAGGCGCATACGCTGGGCCTGATCCACTCCAACCCGATGGCGGGCATCAAGTTCAGCGACTTCTCCAAGACCAAGATCAAGGCCAAGCCGGCACGCCTTCGTGGTGTGCAGATCGAGCCGCTATTGAGCCAGCTGCATTCGTTGTTCGAGGTTGACCCTCAACCGGCCATGCTCGCGCTGATGATGCTCTGCCACGGCACCCGCATCGGTGAGACGCGCAAAGCCCAGTGGTCACATATCAGCTTGGCCGAGCGCACCTGGTATCTGCCTGTGGGCAACACCAAGACCCGTGTCGAGCACTCGCTCCCACTGACCGACCAAGTCTGCAACCTGCTAATCCAGTACCGCGCGGCGCAAAAGGCGAGCCATTACGACGGCGATTGCCTGTTTCGCTCCCTCGGCGGAAAGGGCATGAGCGAAGGCCAAGCCAGCGCCGTGTTTACCGGGCTTGGGAAGGGCGAGTGGAGCAGCCACGACCTTCGCAAATTGGCCAGGACCGGCTGGGCAGACCTTGGGATCGACTTCCTGATTGGCGAGATGCTGATCAACCACGCGATGGGCCACAACGTGCAGGCCTACATCCACACCACCGTCGAAGAGCGCAAGCGCGCCGCCCTTGAACTGTGGCACGCCCATCTAGACCAGAAGGGTTTTTCCCTGATTCACGGGTTGAAGGGCGGTAGAAACGAAAATTCGGGAAAACCGCTGGAAGTCACAGAACAAAAGGCCTGCGAGGCCATTCAAGAATCAACCATAGGCGAGGTTTAAAAATGGCATTTCATCACGCTATTGCCTGCAAAGCCTGCAATTCGATCGGCGATGTCGATTGCCATGACGCTGGTTTTTACAACTCGTTCGAATCCGAAAGACTCTGTGGCAGATGCGGATCGAGACAGGGCTGGCGGGACACAGTGGTTGTCTGGGTGCCTGCTTGGAAGTGGTTGAACCCATTGACTTGGGGGAGCGGCGAATGGATCGAGTAACGGCGATGAAGAAGAGTCACGGCCCGTCTTTTAGAGCTGCCCAACTGGACTTGGCCAAGTGCTCGACTTGCCGAGGTCGCGCGGTGGTATCAGGCGTTTTCCACGACTTGGCCTGTGTGCAATGCAATGCCTCGGGCTGGGTCTCAGCTGATACCGGCGAGGCTTTGCCACTGGAGGTTCTGGTTACGCAGCTGAGCATCCGCCTGCAGGCCGCCGACCACCAGATCGAACAATTGAAGCGCCCAGTGCTGGTGAATGGCCCCGCCGCGCAGTACGAACAGAACAACCGTCGCGGCGCCGGCGGTTCGAATTTCATGGGGGATTGATCGATGGCAGCCAAATTCATAATGAGAACGGCCAGGGTGACGGATCAGGAGGCGAAAGTAGTTGGGCTTCTTGCAGAAGCCTGGAATGAATTTCTGAAATTACCCATCGAGCATCCAATGGCTCGCCAGGAGTTTTGCACTGCCATTCACGGCTGTCAGGACAAGATACTTGCTCGCGGTGGACGCAGAGCAATCAATGAAAGCGGGGGAGAGTGATCATGGCCAGAACGAAGAGCTTCACCGAGCGCACATCGGAAGACCTGCTGGAGCATTGGGGCCGCTGGGTGGTTTTGGGTTCCGGCGTGTCCTGCTGCGCATCCCGCGAGAACACCCTTCACACGCCGATGATCACCGATGACGACGCCTTAATGATTGACGGTCTGATGGGTCGTTTGTTGAAACGATACCCCGAATGCGGAAACGTGCTGATGAAGTACTACACCGCCAGGGACAAGGCATTGGTCGACGTCGGCAAGAAGCTTGGCTTCGGCGAAGAGAAGACCAGGCAGCTTTGGAAGGCCGGTATCGCCTGGATTGATGGCGCGTTAGATATTCGTCGAGAGGCTGCTTGACAGGACCGGGGCGGGTATATAGATTTCAGTTACTTTGCGGTTTTTCCGCGAGCAAAGCCCGACCCTGAGTTGGGCTTTTTGCTTTCTACAGTTCACAGAGCCTCGGCATTCGCCGGGGCTTTTTCGTTTTCGGCTCCGCCACACCCATTGCTCCGAGCTGGGAGTGCTGTTGGAGCCGGATCTATTTACTCCCCGAGAGGGAGGACTCCGAGATGCCAAACATGCCAGACAAACCAGACACCTGGCTGCTCGTTCTCGCGTGGCTCAGCCAGCACTCACCAACGATCTATGCCGGTGGACTGTCTTTCGTGGTGGGTGCTTTGCGCATCATCTACGGTGGCGGCACTCGGCGGCAGGCGCTGCTGGAGGCCTCGCTCTGCACGCTCATCACCATTGGTTTGATCCCGCTACTCGAATACTTCGGTCTGCCGCAAAACTTCGCCACTGCGGCCGGTGTATTCATTGGCTTTCTTGGAGTGAAAAAAATTGCTGACTTGGCTGATCGGTTCGCCGACTTCAAGCTTCCTCGGCGTGCTGAATAGGTCGCTGAAAGCGCTTATTTTGAGGTGAGGCATGGTCAAGATTGATGCCAGTAACAATGTGGAAGAGCTGTCGAAGGCTTTGCGCACGTTGGGCAGCAAACAGCTTCCGTTCGCGTTTGCCTTGATGGCCACCCGGTTAGCAGTACTGGTGAAGAAAGGTGAGCTTTCGGTCATGCGGCAACGCCTGGATCAACCGACTGCCACCACCATGAACAGCCTCTATGTCACAGCTGCCAAGAAGGAAAATCCAGAGGCTAGAACCTTTTTCAAGGACGCATGGACCTCTGGCGTTCCCGCTGACACTTACCTTCAGCAGGCAGTGAAGGGCGGACGCCGTCCACACAAGCGCTTCGAGAAAGCCCTGATCGCTAAAGGCCTCATGAAGCCAGGACAGTACGCAATCCCGGCACCCTCAGCGCTCAACCAATTCGGCAACGTCCCACGCGGCACGATCATGAAGATCCTGTCGGGCTTGGGTGCCGCCGAGACGGTCAGTGGTGTGCAGGCCAATGCCACGAACAGCAAGTGCAGTAAGCGAAAGGGCAACGCCGACAAGTATTTCGCCGGCGATGTCGACGGCACCCAAGGCATCTGGGAGAGGAAGAAGACCGCGTTCGGTGATGCTGTTCGCCCTGTGTTCATCTTCAGTGATAGCGAGCCTGGTTATCGGGTGATCGTTCCGTTCTACAAGATCGCAGACAACATCGTGAAGGCGAACCGAGCGAAGGAGTTCGTCAGCGCGATGGATCAGGCACTGTCGACAGCCCGGGGCTGACGGGCAGGGCAGGGGGTACCCCCCCCTTTGGGTCCTTCCCCGGGCCCCGACCCCATGCGGGTAATTCGGGCCCCGCCCATCAAACATGTATGACCTTTTTTCAGAGGTTGGTTGTTGTTTAATCATGGCCAAAAACGAAACAACCAAACAGCGCGGGTGGTTGAACAAATCCGAGATGGCTTCGAGCCTGGGGATTTCTCCGCAAGCCTTTGACAAATGGGGAGTTGATCCCGTCGCACGCATTGGTCGAGAGGCGTTCTACACCGTGCAGAACGTGGTCGAAAACCGCGTCGAACACTCGCTTCGGAAACCACAACCTGCAGGTGAGGGAACCGAAGGTCTCGATCCGTTGATCGAGTACAAGCTGCTCGAAGAGCGTCGCGGTCTCACCGCCGCCCAACGCATCGCCCAGGAGAAGAAGAACCTGGTCCTGGACAAGCAATTGGTGCCGGTCCCGTTCGCCACATTTGCCCTTGCTAAAATCGCCGCACAGATCGGCTCGAAACTGGACACCGTCGGCAAGACCGTCACTCGGCGTCACCCAGAGGTTGACCCTCGAATCATCGAGTCGGTGGAGCGGGAGATCGCGCTTGCTCGAAATATTGCAGCCAGCTTTGGCGAGCAACTTCCGGAATTATTAGATGAGTACGTTGAGTCCATGGCTGAATGATCTGCGCAAGTCGATCAAGCTAGGACTCCAGGCGCTCTACAAAGAACCACCGCAAACCGCCGTCGAATGGGCGGATGCAAATTTCTACATGTCCGCCGAGTCCTCCTACAACGAGGGCAAGTGGACGACCGAGCCGTTCCAGGTCGCGATCCTGAACAGCATGGGCAACGACCTGATCAACGTCGTCAACTTCATCAAATCGGCGCGGATCGGTTACACCAAGCTGTTGATGGCGAACATCGGTTACAAGATCCAGCACAAGCGCCGCAACGTCATGATGTGGAGTCCGACGGACCCGGATGCCGAGGACATCAGCAAAAGCCACATCAACGGCATGATCCGTGACGTTCCTGTGTTGGGCGACTTGGCCCCGTGGTTTGGCCGCAAACACAGCGACAACACCCTCGACCAGAAGATATTCGCGAACCGGCGAACACTCTGGATCCGGGGCGGAAAGGCATCGCGCAACTACCGTGAGAAATCCGCCGACGAAGTGATCTACGACGAGCTCTCGAACTTTGACGAAAGCGTCGAAGGCGAGGGTGCTCCGATCACCCTGGGCGACAAGCGACTCAATGGCGCGATCTACCCGAAGTCAATTCGCGGCTCAACGCCGAAACGAGTGGGCTCCTGCCAGATCACCAAGGCCGTCGAAGAGTCACCCTACCTGCTCAAGTTTCACATCAACTGCCCGCACTGCCGGCAGGAGCAGACGCTGAAGTGGGGCGGCAAGGATTGTGAGTTCGGTCTGAAGTGGGAAAAGAACGCGCTCGGTGAAGCCGAGAAAGCCTGGTACGTGTGCGAGCACGCTGCCTGCGTCATCTGGCACAACGAAATGGTCGAGGCGTCCAAGACAGGGCGGTGGATCTGCGAGCACACCGGCATCTGGACCCGCGACGGCATGGACTGGTTTGGGGTCGATGACGAAATCATCCGCACTCCGCGCTCAGTCAGCTTCAGCATCTGGGCGATCTACAGCACCTGGAGTACTTGGCTTAGCCTGGCCGAAGAATGGCTGAAGGTGAAAGGCGATGTATCGAAGCTGATCACCTTCATCAACACCACCCGTGGCGAAACGTGGGACGACGACCAGGGCGAGAAGCTCGACTCGGAAGTTCTGTACGGTCGCCGCGAAGTTTTTCCGCAGGTCCCGGCCCTTGGCCTGGTCCTGGTCGGCGGCATCGATACACAGGACGACCGGTTCGAGGGGCGCGTCTGGGCTTTCGGTCCCGGCGAGGAAGCTTGGCTGGTTCATCGCTTCATCCTTATGGGCGACCCTGCTAGCGAGGAATTGCGCCGCAAGGTTGGCCTCGAGCTGCACCGGCAGTTCACCCGCGTGGACGGCACCATCATGAAGGTGGAGCGCTGGACCTGGGACGCCGGCGGCCACTATGCCGACGAGGTGTATGCAGAGAGCCGCAAGCACGGCGTGCACTGGGTTGTTCCAATCCGTGGTGCGACCGTCTACGGCAAGCCGATCGCGAACTTCCCGCGCACCAAGAACAAGGTGCACAAGGTCTTCCTCACCGAGGTCGGTACCGATAACGCCAAAGAGCTGCTCTACAGCCGGATGGGGCTCCCCGTCGATACGGCTGCTTCCCAGGCGGGCGTGTCTCAGCCAGGGGTAGTTCACCTTCCGGCCAACGACGCGATCTGCGACGAATCGGAGGTGAAGCAACTCACCTCAGAAAAGAAAAAAGCAGCCATCTCCAAAGGCAAGCGCGTGATGCGTTGGGACAGCGGCGGCCGCCGAAACGAGGCGCTCGACTGCTTCGTGTACGCGCTCGCCGCTTTGCGCATCTGCCAGCAGCGATTCGGGCTTGATCTCGATCTGCTGGTTGCAGCTGTCACCGGCGGCAATGAACCGGACGCTGAAGAACGGCCGCGGAAGAAATCCTCTCACTGGAATAAAAACTGATGGCCTACACGATCGAGCAATACAACGCCCTGCAGGCGGCCATCGCCGAAGGGGCGTTGTCGGTCCGCTATGCCGACAAGAGCGTCACCTACCGGTCACTCGACGAGATGATGCGGATCCTCAAGCTGATGGCCACCGAGCTTGGACTGAATACCTGCAACGACGGCGGCCGCCGATACGCATCGTTCTCCAAGGGGTACTGACATGGGGATGATTGATGATCTTTTCCCCGGGTTCGCTGCCAAACGTTCAGAGCAACGGTTGAAGAAACTGCGTACTGACATGGCACTGGACATGATCAAGCGCCGGTTTGAAGGCGCTGCCGGTGGACGCAGGAATGATGGCTGGCGCAGCGCTGGTACTGATGCCAACGCCGAGAACGCTCCAGCCCTAGCGGTGCTTCGAAACCGTGCGCGTGATATGCGCCGGAACAACCCATACGCAGAACGTGCGGTTACTGGCATCGCTGACAACGTAGTCGGCGCCGGTATCGTGCCCCGCCCGATGGGCAAGGATCGCGACAACAAATCGTTGGTCGCTCTTTGGAAGGCTTGGGCAGAAACCACACTTTGCGATGCTGACGGCTTGGAGAACTTTTACGGCCTGCAGCACAAGATCATGGAGACGGTTGCGGAAGCAGGCGAGTGTCTCTTGCGCCGCCGGCGCCGGTTCAGTTCCGACGGCCTGCCGGTCCCGGTCCAGCTTCAGTTGCTCGAACCGGATTTTCTCGACGAGAGCAAGGCCGATATCGTCGGCTTGAACCGGATCATCCAGGGTATTGAGTTCGATGCGTTGGGCCGGCGGGTAGCGTACTGGCTTTTTGATGAGCACCCGGGAGGCAATCGTGTATGGGGCTCGATGCAGTCCAAGCGGGTTCCAGCCGAAGACGTGATTCACATTTTTCTGCCGAAGCGACCTGGCCAAGCTCGAGGCTATACATGGTTCGCGCCTGTCATGCAGCGCATGCGCAGCTTCGACGAGATGGAAGATGCAGTCATGGAGCAGGCAAAAATTGCCTCTTGCTTCGCAGCCTTCATCACCAAGGACGAAAACAACGGCACACCAGGAGGGAAGAAACCACCGCTCTTGGATCGGGTTGAGCCCGGGATTATCCAGGAGCTCGGCTTTGGTGAGAGCGTCAGTTTCGGCACTCCACCGTCGTTCAA